ATCAGATATTAGAGAAAACCCCTAGTTTAGAATTAGTAAATTAAAAACTTAAAATTATGAGAGAAATTAGACAAAAAGAATTTACAGATAGCTTATTGTCTAATGACTTTACTATTATGTATGTAGCACCTAGAGTAGGTAAATGTAAAATAGTAATAGACTATCTCAAACAAAAATCATATTCTAAAATATTAATCGTTCATCCATTAATTCCTATAAAGAAATCTTGGATGGATGATTTTATTAAATGGGATTATGATAATAGTAATATTAAATTTAGTACTACTGCTAATCTTAAGAATTTAACAAGTGAACAATATGATATTATAATTGTAGATGAAATACATTTATTAAGTCCAAAACAACTAGAATATCTAAGGTTTATAATTAAAAAACAAGAAGTTAAAAGATGTATTGGATTAACAGGAACTCTATCTAAGAAATCAGAATTGGCTATTAAAGATGCTATTGGATTAACTGTGAATACTAGATATTCTATTGATGAAGCTATTTCTGAAAGTGTAATTACAGATTATAGAATAACTGTAGTACTAACTGAATTAGATAATCAAAGTAGATATATTCCAATTACTAAAGGTAGTTCTATTAATCAAACAGAATTTCAAAAGTATAATTGGTTAACTCAAAAAATAGAATATATTAAAGAACAATATGGTAATTTAGGATTACTTCCTATTATGAGAATGGCAATCTTTAAAAATTCTTTAGCTAAGAAGAGATTAACTAAATTATTAATTGAAAAGTATAAACACGAAAGACTATTAGTATTTTGTGGTACTACTTCTGTTGCAGATGGATTAGGTATTCCAGTATTTCATAGTAAATCTACTGAAGTACAATTAAAGGATGATTTTTGTTCTGGTAAGATACAACATTTAGCTGTATGTAAAATGTTAAATGCCGGAGTAACTGTACTTCCTATTAACAGAGCTATAGTAAATAGCTTTGATAGTAATGCTGAAACATTAGGACAACAGTTAAATCGTTTAACAAATTTTGAATATGATAATCCTGATAAGATAGCACAAGTAACAATTGTATGTACCAATACTGACGCTGAACGTAAGTGGTTGAATAGTGCATTAGAATTTTTTAGTAAAGAAAAAATAACCTATAAAAAATATGAAGAACTATGATTAAATTTACAAAAGAACAAAGAAAAGCAATTTATCAAAAAGCATATGAAATGCTTGAAGAATTAGAAACAATAAAAGATTATGATAGAAGATTAAAATCTAATATTTCAGAATATTGTTGTGATAATATTAATTTTATTCTAAGTAAAGATTATTGTAAAATTGAGGATATAAAAACTAGATGTGATGCTAAAAATTTTCCTGAGTTTTATTTATTTGATAATGGAGAATTTAATTGGTTTAAGGATGATGTAATAGATGTTTATCCAAAATTAAATTTAGAAGTTCAAGCAATTAGAAAAATTGCTCTATTATTAGCAAAAGAAATGTGTAATTAATAAAAAAAACAAATATGAAAGAATTTACATTATTAAAAGACAATTTAATTTTGACTGGTTTTAAATCAGGAAAAGTAACTGATGCTAGATTAAAATTAATAACTAAGTTTTTAAGCAATCTTTATGGAGAAGAAACTGATAATTATCAATTTATGGTAGATAAGATAAAGAAGCATTTTAAGGTAAATGTTACTACAGGTAGATTACATGTTTATTACATTAATCAACAGGAAGTTAAAAATAAAAAGTCAGAAACTAAACACATTAATTATTAATGATAGTAAAAATTGATTTAGAGGTTCTTAAAAAAGAAGATTTAACCCCAGATGATTATGTATTTCTCTGGGGTTTATTTTACAAAATAAATTTGGATATTATAGAAATTTATCCTAACTTTATACCCTTAGAAGAGAAGGGATTTATTAAGATAGGAGATGATGATTATATACTATCTAATCAAGGTAGAAGTCTTTTTGAACCTCAAGGAATAGAAGCTAAGTTTTTAGAATTTTGGACAAGTTATCCTATTAGAACTCCTACAGGTAGGGGATTAAGAGATTCTAGTTCTGATACTAAACAAGCAGGAGTTTGTAAAGCTAAATATGAAAAAGTACTAAAGAAAAATCCTAATATACATAAAAGTGTAATGAAAGGATTGACTGAATATCTGAAGGTTTCAGATAAAAGGTTTTTAGTTGCTATAGAAGTATTTATTAATCAAGAAATGTGGAATAAATATATTAATGAAACTGAGTTAAAAGAAGATTTAGGAACAACACAAGCAATATGATATTAGAACAAAGAATTCAAGATGGTATTAATGGTGAGTATGAAGGTTTACATAATGGTTTATCTCGTATTAATAAATATTTATTTGGAATTCAGAAGGGATGTTATTATCTTCTTGGTGGAATGTCTGGTACATTTAAAACTACTTTAGCTGATTATATGGTTCTTAATGCTATTGAAGATGCTAAAGAAAAAGGTATTAAATTACATATATTTTATTATTCATATGAGATTGATGAACTAACTAAAAAATGTAACTTTTTAAGTGTCTTAGCTTTTAAAAAATATGGTAGAGAAATCTCACCTGAGAAAATAAAAGGTTTGGGAGATAATAGATTAACTGAAGAAGAACATGAAGTAATTAAATCATTAATTCCAGAAATTGATGAGTTGTTTAATCAAATACATTTTAAGTTTAAATCTGAAAATCCTACTGGTATTAGAAATGAATTATTTGCTTTTGCTGAAGTAAAAGGTACATGGACTTATCAAGAATATACTGATAAAGAAGGTATAAAAAAGAGAGCAAAACATAAATGGACTCCTAGTAATACTAAAGAACAATTTCTAGTAGTATTAGATCACTTATATTTACTAAAGAAAGAAAGAGGATTTGATACGAAACAGGTAATTGACAAGTACTCAGAATATTGTATTTCTTTAAAGAATACATTTGGTTTTACATTCATTAACATACAACAATTTAATCAAGGATTAAGTAGTGTAGATAGAGCTAAGTTTAAAGGTGTAGATTTATCTCCACAGCAAACTGATTTTAAAGATACAACTAATCCATTTCAAGATTGTGATGTAGCTTTAGGAATTCTTAATCCTAGTAAATTAGATATGGAAAAGTGTTTAGGTTATGATGTAAAAAAACTTGGAGGAAATATGATTATGCTTAAAATCATTAAAAACCGTTTATCTAGAGATAATATTGCAGTAGGTATAGTTCCTAATCCTAAGTCTGGCAGTTTTAGAGAGTTACCTTTATTAACTGAAACAACTAATGATATTTATGAACAAATTAAAGACGGAAAATATGTCTAATCCTACTTATACAGATTTATTAGAAGAAGAAATGGATGAAATCTTTAAATTTCTTAAAGATAAAAATCAAAAGTATGGTAGTTCTATAATGGAACCTTTAGGTATATTTCATAAAGGAACTACTATTGAAACTATTAATGCTAGGATAGATGATAAATTAGCTAGGATTAAGAATCAAAGTACTGATGAAGATGCTGAATTAGATTTACTTGGTTATCTATTATGGAAAAGAGTATTAATTAAACAAAACAAATAAAAAAAGAATGGGTAAAGTAATTATTGTAGCCGGTGACACAGGTACAGGAAAAAGTACTAGTATTAAGACTTTAGATCCTAAAGAAACATTTATTATAAATGTTTTGAATAAACCACTTCCATTTAAAGGAAGTTCAAAGATTTATTCTGAGGAAAATAAAAACATGAAGGCTGAAGCTAGTTGGGGAAAAGTTAAAGATGGTATTGAAGCATTAGCTAAAAAACCTGAAATTAAAAATATCATTATTGATGATATTGGATTTATTATGACAGAGGAATTATTTGCAAGAAGTAAAGAAACTGGTTATAATAAATTTACAGATATTGGAGTACATATGCAACAAATATTAAATATGGCTAAATCTCAAAGAGATGACTTGGCTGTAATACTAATGTTTCATATTGATGATGATATTTCAGATAAGATTAAAGTTGGAAAGAAAATTAAAACAATTGGAGCAATGTTAGAGGATAAATATAATCCATTAGCTATTGTGTCTGTAGCATTATTTACTGATGTAAGTTTTGATAAAGAAGGTAAGGCAGAATATAGTTTTATTACAAATAGAACTAATATTAATAACTTATTAATCCCTGCAAAAACTCCAGATGGAATGTTTGAAACATTAAGAGTTCCTAATGATTTAAAATTAGTGATAGATAAAATGAATGAGTATTATAATTAAGTAATCAATAAACAAAAAC